ACTTTGGTTTAGTTGGCCATGTAGCATTTTCACATTTTTCAACAGTGTCTTTCCCATCAGGCAGGTCTCTTAAATTTTGTCTGTATGTTGTCATGTCAGATGACATAGTAACATCAGATAAAGCATAAAAGTCTGTCTCTGCTAGAAGCTGATTTCTTTTAGCTCTTAGGCTAGCTTGTGCTCTTGCTACAGCACCATCAGCCCAAGCTGCTTCTTCAGCATCTCTAGCTGTTTCTTCAGCTGCCGTGAATTGGATTCTTTCACCGTTGACCATTTTATATCTTGGCATGTTTGTTTCTCCTATTTGTTATTGTTAATTTACTCCGTACATATCTACTGTACCTGAATCTATATTTCCTGAATCAAATTTAAAAGTTACTGCATTTACTGCACTTGTGGTATTACCATAGCCAGACATATGTAAATTTACTGAGGCCTCACTATTTGTAAAACAACTATTTACCTGTGATATAAAGTGTTTTGCAAAAGTTGTGTTACTAGGATTAAACAAGTGTAAATATCCTGACACACACTGATCACTATCATTCCCACAAAGATTTGATATTCGTGCATCTCCCGTTGATTGTGCTAAATCATCACCAGTTACTTTCTCAAAAACTTCTGCATTACCGCCTTCTAAATGTTGAGCTCTAAAAAAATTTGTTGTTTTTGTAACATTATAATTACTACCCCCATCAACAGAAAGATTAAATACAAAATTTTTTTCATCTGTTTGTGGATGAATATTATTAAAAAAAAATATATATTCTTTATAGGTGCTATCTATACCTGATGTAATATTTAAACTTGCTGATGAACTAGCAGTTGATCTTGATATAAAAACTAAATTACCAAGTCCTGTTGTGGTTCCAACTGCTGTTGCATCTTTTAATGCTCTATTATTTAATTTAACTATGCTCATGATTTACTTAATCCATACATTTTGATTACACCGCTATCTATGTTTCCGCTACTAAATTTAAAATCAACTCCGTCAATAGCTGCAGTTACATTGCAATATCCAGCACTATAATCTTGTCTACTTCCAGGATTTGTAGCCATATGTGTATTTCTAATTAAAAAATGTTTTACAAAAGTTGTTGATGATGGTGAAAATAAAAACATTTCACCACACAAAGAAGCATCAGCATCAGTTCCATAAGTATTTTCATTTAAACTTAAATAACCTGTGGCTTGTGCTAAATCTAATCCTGTGCTGTAAGATAGACTTGCACCACCACCAGCTTCAGTATGGTTGGCAAGAAAACTGGTTGTTGTTTTTGTTGCATCAAAAGCTGAACTTCCATCTCTAAAATTTAATGTCCATTCCACATTATTTGTAGCTGGATGAATATTAATCCATTTAAACATATAAGTATCATATGTACTATCTATGTTAGAAGTAAAAGACGATGATGATACTCCTGATGATATTGTATTAGTAGTAATTAAATTCAAATCACCACTTGATAAACTACTTAAAGCAGTTACATCTAATATAGATCTATTATTATATTTAACTAACGCCATATAACTTTATAACTCCTGAATCTATATTTCCACTATTAAATTTAAAGTCTAAAGCATTAATAGCTGATGTAGTATTAAAATAACCACCACAAAATGTTCTATTAGAGTATGCTGGTTTATACATATTAGTAAACTGTGCTACAAAATGTTTAACAAATGTTGTATTACTAGGGTCAAAAATATGTAAAGTCCCACAAGCTGACGCATCATTATCATTAACTGTATAGTCACTTAAATATTGATAATTTGTAGATTGTGCTAAATCGTGTGCAGTATAATAGTAAAAATTTGTATCACTTCCATCTTCTGCATGATTATTTACAAAATTAGTAGATGTTATATTAACCCCATAACTAGAACCACCATCTGTACTGCCTTGAAATGTAAAATTTTTTCCATCTGTTTGTGGATGAATATCAATAAACTTAAGTATGTACTCTTTGTAAGTAGAGTCTATTCCACTTGTAATAGATACTGAGGAACTGCTACTAGCTGTTGTAGTAGAAATTAAATTTAAAGCACCACCACTAATAGCTGCAGGTATCGAAGTTATAGCTGATAAAGAATTATTGTTACAAAAATTTAAAGCCATTATAGTACTCCGTACATTGTGATAGTGCCAGAGTCTATATTTCCTGCTGATTGAGAAAATTGTACAGCGTTTATAGCACTTGTAGTGTTTCCATATCCAGCGTGTAATCTTCTATAAGCATAACTACTATTTGTTGAAATAGTATCTGCAATAAAATGTTTTACAAAGGTTGTGTTAGATGGGTCAAATAAATGCAAAACACCAGCTAAACTTTCATCATTACCTGTTGTAGCACCTTGACCAATCTGTGCCGCACCTGTTCCTTGTGCTAAATCCCCACCTGATGAATAAGTAAAACCTGTATCACTGTCATTAGTTTCATTATGATAAATTTGTATAGCAGTTGTAGTTTTTGTTACGTTATAATTGCTTCCACCATCTATAGAAAAATTGACTTGAAATTTTGCTGATTCTGATGGATGTAAATTATTAAAGAAAAAAATATACTCTTTATAAGTGCTATCAATACCAGAAGTAAAAGAAACAGATGAACTTGAACTTGCAGTTGTAGATGCTATCTTAATTAAATTACCTCCAGCACTTGCTGTCTCTAAACCATTAGCACTTGAATTAAATCTTATTGCTTTACTAGCGGCTGGTGTAACATTTATACTATTAAATTTTAATTTATTAAGAGCCATTATTTTGTTAATCCATACATTTTAATAACACCACTATCTATATTTCCTGATGACATTGCAAATTCTACTCCATCTATTGCAGCTGTAACATTACAGTATCCTGTTACAAATTGCTGAATACTTGCGTTTGAACTGTGTGTATTATTTCCAGTATACATAAAATGTTTTACAAAAGTTGTATTACTAGGATCAAATAAATGTAAAACTCCACTAATACACTGATCAGCATCAGCTCCAACACCACTATGTAACATTTGTGCTCCAGTGGATTGTGCTAAATCTCTACCTGATTCATAATTAACACTACCATTGCTTGTTGATTCATCATTTGATGCTTGAAAAAATGTAGTGGTTTTTGTTGCGTCAAAAGCAGAACTGCCATCTCTAAAGTTAACTGTAAAATTTACATTGTCACTTGCTGGATGTATGTTTATAAGTTTAAACATATAAGTAGCATAAGTGTTGTCAATACCTGAAGTAAAACTTGAAGAGGATACACCTGAAGATATAGTATTAGTTGCAATTAAATTTAATGAAGTAGAACCTGCTGTATCAAATCCATTAGCACTTGCATTAAAAGCTAATCCTGAACTTGCAACTGTTGTTAAATCAAAACTATTAAAATTAAATTTAGTTAACGCCATATAATTTTATAACTCCACTATCTATGTTGCCCGATGAAAAACTAAATTGAACTGCATTAATTGCAGAAGTTGTATTGCCATAACCAGCAGTAAAATTATTAGTGTTTCCAGGATTGGTTATAACACCTGATGCTTGTGCTATAAAATGTTTTACAGATGTTGTATTACTAGGATCAAAAAGATGCAAAGTTCCTGAAATACAATCGTCAGCATTATCTGCTGATTGGTATGCTGAAAGATTTGCAATCCCTGTCCCTTGTGCTAAATCACGACCACTATCATAATCAATTTGTGCAGTTCCAGCATTTTCAAAATGGAGTCCATAAAAAAAAGTAGATGTTTTAGTAACATTGTAGTTACTACCGCTATCAGCAGACATATTAAAAGAAAAATAAGAACTAGCAGATGGATGGCAATCTATAAATTTAAAAATATATTCTTTGTAAGTTGAATCTATCCCACTTGTAAAAGATAATGAAGAACTACTACTAGCTGTCTGTGTAGATATTAAAACTAAACTACCCCCAACATCATCCGCAGCTAGCCCATTATTACTAGAGTTAAATGTTATAAATTTACTCGCTGTTGGAGTAACGTTGAAGCTATTAAAGTTTGCTTTAGATATTGCCACATTTTACTCCTATGTAATTCCGTAAAATTTAATAACACCTGATGCCATATTACCAGAATCAGGTTCTATTTTTATAGCGTTTATAGCGTGTGTTTGTCTGTAAGAACCTCCGAATGAAAATACATAACCAATTCCACTTGAACTTTCCCCAGCTGACATACCTAATACACTTTTATGATTATCTGTTCCTAATAGGTCATACATAGTTACGTGGCCACTACCTGTTTCACCAGCAGCACTACCTATACCTTGATTTCCTGTTAAAGTTAAATGATTTGAACTTCCAGTTGTATTAACTAATACATTATCTCCATCTTGTTTTAAACCTATAGCGTTTCTGTGAAAATTTGAAGTTTCATATGAAGATCCATTATTATTAGAAAAATGTAAATTTAAAGCGGCTCCATCTCCTGACAAATGAACATTAGAAAATGTAAGGTGATAATCTCTATAAGTTGAAGTGATGTAAGTATTATTAAATACTGCTGAAGAACTACTACTTAATGTTGTTGTTGCTAACAAAGTTTTTTGACCACCACCTTTTATATGTGAATAATCTATTCTTTTAATTGTACCCCCATCAGATACTAAAAACTCGTCAGTATCAGCAGGAGATTCTGCTAAAGCAGTTTGACCTGATATAATATTATTATTTAAGTGTTCACTTTCGACAGCATCATCAGCTATCTTAGCTGCTGTTACTGCATCTGATGCAAGTTTTGCTGTAGTTATACTATTATCTGAAGGTGTGCCTAGATCTAATACATCACCTAAAATAATTACAAAGTCTATAACATCACCTGTTGCTAAGTTACTAGCAAAGGTAAGTGTAGACCCTGATACTGTAAATGAATCACCTGGTGCTTGTAGTACACCATTAAGAGATACTAACATATGATTAGCATTCTCAGGGTTTACCGCTGAACCACCAACGTTTAGTGTGTATGCTGCTTGTCCATTAACTACAGTAATCGCATCACACTTTTGAAAGTTTCCTACTACTGGTTGTTTACCTATATATGCCATTATATTTTTCTCCCATAAAGTGTTGCACTTCCTGAAAGTATATTTCCTGAAGCATATGCAAATTTGATAGCATTAAAAACTGTACTTTCTGTACCACTACTTTTATAATAACCATTACCAAAAACATAATTATTGTCCCCATCAGAATCAAAATATACTAAATCAGCTTGCCATGAAAAAAATTGACTATCACTATTTTGATTTAGAGGGTCAAAAATATCAATATGTCCGTGCAATGCTTCGCCTGTTCCATTACCATCACCATCAACTGTTAATTCAAATTTATTATTGTTACTTGAATCATTTTGTCCAAAACCTGAATTGCCTTGTTGCATTTCTTTCATTCGATATTCGTAATCACTACCACCTTTAAAACTACTTCCATTATCATCACTTATAACCATAGTTAATCTTTTATTATCTGTAGCGGGTTTCATACCTGTAAAAACTACTCTGTAATCTCTATGTGCAGTTGTTAGATAAGTATTATTAAAAGTAATGTTTGCAGTTGCACTTGAAATAGTTGTTGTAACTAATTTTTCAAACATTCCACCACCTTTAATATATGAGTAGTCAATTCTTTTAAGAGTTCCAGCATCTGATACTAAAAATTCATCTGTATCAGCTGGAGCTTCTGCTAATGCTGTAGTGCCTGAAATAATATCATTATTTAATTTAGCTGCTGTTACAGAAGTAGCTGCTAATTGTGATGTTCCAACAGATGCATCTGCAGGATTAACTGTTTGTAATGCTCTACCTAAAAATACAGCATACATTGTATCTGTGCTAGCTGTAGCTGCAGACAATGTAAGTGCAGTTCCAGTAGCTGTGTATGCTTTACCTGAACCAGGTTGTTGTCTTACGTTATTAATAAATAACGCTATTTCATTTTCATTTGTAACCGCATGATCTAAAGTGTAGGAGGTTGTAGCACTCGTTGAAAATTCTTGAGTTGCAAATGAAGTAAATGTTTCTGCTGGTAATGGACCAATATACGCCATCTTACGTTATCTCCATTATTGATAGCGTGCCTGAAAGTTTATCAGCTACAGAACAATCTATCTTGATTTCATCTGTTGCCTCTAAAACTACTTTACCACCTGATAATAATTCAAGTGATGTTCCTGCTGGTATGTTCACATCTTTTACAAGAAATGAAGTTCCATTAGAAACGTTATTTGCACCACCCCTACTGCCTGTATCACTAACTAATTCTACCTCTGCAGTTACTGCTGAAGTATGAATATTAGTAAGTATCAAACCAAGAACAACTGTAGTTGTACTTCCAGCACAAGTGTACATCTTATAAGGTGTACCTGCTGAAGCTGGTTCTGCTGCAAAAGTCACTACTTTGAAAGTATTTGCCATTTATTATATCCTCCTGTTTACCTATATATTATATCACGTATTGACAAAAAGTCAATGTTTATTTATCCTAATGCTATTGCTAGTGCTGTAGGATCTTCTGTTACAAATCCTGCACTAGTTAAATATGTTTTAACATCTGTTAATGCTACTTGTTTCATAGTGCCTGCATCATTTGCAACTAATCTATCTGCGTCTACTAAAGTAGTAGCTGTAGCTGATGTATCTCCATCTGTTATATTTAATTCTGCTGCTGTTGATGTTACTCCATCTAATATATTTAATTCAGCTGTCGTAACTGTCGCACCATCTAATATCTCTAATTCTGCCTCTGATATACCTGCAGATCCAATAGTTACTGTACCTGCAAATGTTACATTAGCCCCACTAAACGTCATAGCTGTAGTAGGTGTAGATCCTGATTTAATTACTAATTCACCACTAGAATTTGTTAAACTACCAAAAGTTGTACCATCATCTTTAAGTGTGACATCTGCTCCACCTGCATCTAAAACTATATCTGTAGTTGCATCTAATGTAATACTAGAACCTGAATCTATTTCTGCTATAATTGGTGTAGTTAAAGTTTTATTTGTAAGTGTAGCAGTTGAAGCTGTTGATACTAATCTAGCATCACCACCAGTACTTGGAAGAGTTAAAACATTATTAGCACTTTCTGAGTGTGGTGCAGCTACTATTTGTTGACCATGAGAATTATTTTCACAGTTAAGTTGAAGAGTACCTTGATTAGTATTACCTTTAATGGTTACATGACCTGTACCATTTGGTGCTAATTCTAAATCTGCATTTGATGTAGTAACAATATCTTGACCATTCATATCAAGATTACC